GGCAGCTAATTCCAACACAGCTACCAGACACATACTACAGTCTTTAATGTATATAACTATAAGATCTTGTGAGAATATAAGTCTTAGAGTAGGTGATATGTTACAGTTCCCGTTAACTAGACAAGCTTTAATAGGTAGCATTAATAGCTTTAACGTAGCTACATTGAGTGAGATAGATGAACTACACTTACACGACTTTGGTATATTCTTAGAATTAGAACCAGAAGAAGAAGAAAAAGCTCAACTAGAAGAAAGTATACAAATTGCATTGCAAACGCAAAGTATTAGTTTAGCAGACGCTATAGATGTTCGTCAAATACAAAACATAAAGCTAGCTAACGAAGTAATAAAGTCTAGGCAAAAGAAAAAAGCAGAACAAGAACAAGCTGCTCAAATGGCTAACATACAGGCTCAAGCGCAAGCAAATGCTGAATCTGCAGAAAAAGCAGCTTTATCAGAAGTTCAAAAACAACAAGCGTTAGCCGAAACTACAGTTCAAATCGAACAAGCTAAATCTCAAATGGAAATTCAGAGGATGGAGCAAGAAGCTTTTATCAAAAAAGAATTAATGGCTGAAGAGTTTCAGTATCAATTAAGACTTGCTGAATTAAACATGAAGGCCCAAAGAGATAAAGAAGATCAAATAGAGAATAGAAAAGATCAAAGAATAAAAATGCAAGGCACTCAACAGAGTGAACTCATAGATCAAAGGCAAAATGATCTGCTACCCAAAAACTTCGAATCAACTAACGACAGCTTAGGCGGTTTTGATTTAGAACAGTTTACCCCAAGATAGGGAATTATTAATTTTTATTATATTATATTATGTCAGAAACAAAAGAAGTAAAACAAGAAGGAGAATTTAAATTAAAAAAGAAAACTCCAAAAATTAAAGGCCAAGGAAACATTGTTCCTGAAGTTACTAAGATAGATTTAAGTAAAAAAACAGAAGAAGATGCCATTCAAGTCGGAGAAACAGAAAATGTGGTTGATGATAAACAAACCACAAATTTACCAGAAGTGGAAAAAGAAGTACGGGGCGACTCCAGTGAAATTACTAAAGTTGATCTCAAAGAAAAAGTAGAATCACCTTTAGAATTAGTAAAAGATGAAGACGATAACCCTGAAGAGATCACAATGGTTGGAGGCACTGAAACTCCCGACACCTCACAGGAACAAAAAGAAGTATTACCGCAAGCTCAAACACAAGACTACCCAGAAAATGTAGATAAACTTATTGAGTTTATGAAAGAAACCGGTGGAACTATTGACGACTATGCTAGGCTTAACGCTGATTACAGTGATGTTGATGGAGGAGCATTATTAAAAGAATATTACAAACAAGCTAAACCACATTTAGATTCAGAAGAGATTGACTTCGTAATTGAAGACTCTTTTAGTTTTGATGAGGATTTAGATGAAGCAAGGGACATTCGAAAGAAGAAACTTGCATATAAAGAAGAAGTTGCAAAAGCCAAAAGCTATTTGGATTCGCTTAAAGATAAATACTACGCAGAGATCAAGTTGAGACCTGGAGTTAATCAAGAGCAACAACAAGCTACTGACTTTTTCAACCGATACAACGAAGAGCAGGCAGCTAACAAAGTTAACCAAGACAGGTTTATTAGCCAAACAGACGAACTTCTTAACAACGATTTCAAAGGTTTTGATTTTAAAGTTGGAGAGAAAAAGTTTAGATATGGCATCAAAGATCCAGTTAAGGTTGCAGATAACCAAAAAGACATTTCCACGTTTATTAAGACGTTCTTAAATGACAAAGGAGAAGTTGTTGATACAAAAGGTTATCACAAAGCTTTGTATGCAGCGCGAAACGCAGAAACTATTGCACAACATTTTTATGAGCAAGGAAAAACAGACGCCATAAAAGGACAGATTGCTAAAGACAAGAACATAACTACAGAACCTAGAAAAACACAAGATGGTAATGTATTTGTAAATGGATTTAAAGTAAAAGCGATTACCGGGCAAGACTCTTCAAAACTTAAAATTAAAACAAGAAAATTTAACAATTAAAATTAAAAATTATGGGAACATTAAACCCAACATTTGGCTCGATTGTACCATCGCAGTCACAACAATTATTACAATCGAACTACTTACAGTTCAACAATAGTACGTCTGACTTTGCTCAGCAGTATCTACCTGAAATCTACGAACAAGAAGTAGAGCGTTATGGAAACAGAACACTATCTGGATTCTTACGTATGGTTGGAGCTGAAATGCCAATGACGTCGGATCAAGTTATTTGGTCAGAACAAAACAGATTACATGTCGCATACAGCGAATGTACTGGAGATAATGCAGCTGGAATACAAATTAAAGCTCAGGCGGGAGTTACTAACGTTATTTCTCCAGGCCAAACTATTGTTGTAATGAACAAGGTAACTGGTTTAGAGTTAAAAGCAGTTGTATTAACTTCAAATCCAGGAACTGGAGCTTTAACAGTAGCGCCTTACACAGCACAAACTCTAGCTACGCTTGGGAATGTCGCGGATGAATTAAAGATTTTTGTGTACGGTTCTGAATTTAACAAAGGATCTCAAACAACTAACTGGGACGGAGCTGCTGGCGCTATTTCAGGAACTACTAACATTAGTATTGACCCTACGTTTACTCAATTCAGCAATTCACCAATTATTATTCGTAGCAATTACACTATCAATGGATCTGACATGGCTCAAATCGGTTGGGTTGAAGTTGCAACTGAAGATGGAACCTCTGGATATTTATGGTATTTAAAAGCAGAATCTGAAACTCGTTTACGTTTTGAAGACTACTTAGAGATGAGTGTAGTTGAAGGAGAATTAGCTAGTGCTGCTGGTGCTGGATCTGCTGCAAATGCAGGATTTAAAGGTACTCAAGGTTTATTTGCTGCTGTAGAAGCTAGAGGTAACGTTGAAACCGCATTTAGTGGAGCTAACTTGACTGACTTTGATAATATCTTGAAAAATTTAGATACTCAAGGAGCAATTGAAGAGAACATGCTTTTCTTAGATCGTACAACTTCATTAGAGATTGATGACATGCTAGCTGGTCTTTCTGCTGGAACTGCCGGTGGTACTGCTTATGGATTGTTTGAAAACTCGGAAGAAATGGCATTAAACCTAGGGTTTAGCGGTTTCCGTAGAGGATCTTATGATTTCTATAAAACAGACTGGAAATATCTAAATGACGCGTCAACTCGTGGAGCAATAAGCGGAATAGCTTCTATTGAAGGGGTATTAGTACCAGCTGGAACTTCTACGGTTTACGATCAAATTTTAGGAACTAACATCCGTCGACCATTCTTACATGTTCGATACAGAGCTTCTCAAACAGAAGATCGTCGTATGAAGTCTTGGTTAACTGGATCTGCTGGTGGTGCTTTCACTTCTAGTTTAGATGCAATGGACGTTAACTTCTTATCTGAAAGATGTTTAGTAGTACAAGCTGCTAACAACTTTGTATTGTTCAAAGGAGCATAAACAATTGGTAGACTTACCCTCGTTGAATCTACGGGGGTAATTCTTACCTTTATTAAACTATTAAATTTTATTATATTATGGCTAAAAAAGAAGTAATTCAAGATATATCTTGGGAAGTAAAAGACAGAACTTATTTACTTACCGGGAGTAATAAACCGTTGACATTAAAAATTCCATCAAGACACAACACTAGACACGCTCTGTTGCATTATGATGAAAGTAATAATACGCAACGTGAAATAAGATATGCAACTAATCAAAACTCACCATTCAAAGATGAACAAGGTGGAGAAGCAACATTAGGGCATATTGTTTTTAAAGAAGGAAGCTTGTTTGTTCCAAAAAAGAACCAAGTTCTTCAAAAAATATTATCGTTATATCATCCACTAAAAGGAGTTATATACTCTGAGTTAGACATAGTGGAAGAAGCTAAAGACGAACTGTTAGACTTAGAATTAGAAATCGAAGCATTAAACCTAGCTCAGAACATTGATGTAGATCAAGCTGAAGCTATAATGAGAGTTGAGATCGGATCTAAAGTGTCTGACATGAGTTCTAAGGAGCTTAAAAGAGATTTATTGTTATTTGCTAAGCATAACCCTAAACTCTTTATTACACTAGCTAATGATGATAACGTACAATTAAGAAATTTTGCAATTAGAGCAGCTGAAGCTAAGATAATTAAATTAGCTGACGACCAAAGAACATTTACTTGGGCATCTAATGGTAGAAAATTAATGACAGTGCCTTTTGACGAAAACCCATACTCAGCTATGGCATCTTTCTTCAAAACAGACGAAGGCATTCAAGTCTTTCAGTCTATAGAGAAAAAGTTCTCTTAACATGTAATACTATAAGGGAGGCTAACGCCTCCTTTATTTTAATAATAATAACAAATGGCTATAAACGTAAATACAGTATATCAAACTGTTTTAATGATACTGAATAAAGAACAGCGTGGTTATATGACACCGACTGAGTTTAATACAGTAGCAACTCAAGTACAGTTAGAAATATTTGAAAAATACTTCGATGATCTTAATCAGCAACTACGTGTTCCTCAAGCGGATACAGATTACGCAGATAGACAAGAAAACATTGATGAAAAATTAGCTATTTTTAAAACATTCGGCGATGCAATATATACTACTATTGGTGGCCTTTCTTATTTTGTACTACCTACATCAGACACTTACGGTGACGTTGTTTCTTTTTATAGACTAGGTAACGTACTATATAATGATGAAAAAGTTGTTCAAAGACTTGATAGACATGAGTTTTACTATGCTAATCAATCTAAATTAACTAAACCAAGCACTATAAATCCAGCTTATCTTTATGAAAACCAAAAGCTTTTTATAAAACCAACAACTATAACAGATAAAATAAAAGTAGACTACATAAGAAAACCTAATAATATAATATGGGGATTTACTCCTGGCCCTGTAGGTCAATACGTATGGAATGATACGCCTTATTCTTTAGTTGGTAACCCAACTGGATCTACTAATTTTGAGATACACGAATCAGAGCAAACTGAAGTTATATTAAAAATACTATTATATTCTGGTATTATAATAAGAGATCCCGAAGTAGTGCAAACAGCTGCCGCTTTAGTGCAAGCTGATGAAACTAATAAAAAAAGTTAAAAAATGGCTATACCTAACAACGGTTTAATAACAGAAACTAACGCGCAATACTACTCCGGTTCTCAAACTTTTGAAGCGCCTATATCTAATTCAAAACTAACAGCTACTTTTAACACTGATTTAGTTTTTGGAAGTTATGACCCATCAACAACTGCTTACACGTTAAACAATTTTAGGTTGTACGTTAGCGATAGTGGTCTTCCTGGAACGTTTATAGAGTATGTGTCAGAATATACTGTTTCTGGTAACGTAATAACCCTAACAAACATACAAGATACTTATTGGTTTGTAATTCAAATGCTTAGTCAGTTTGGGGGTGAGTACGGAGATAGAGATGCTTATGGAAATACAGTTGAAGAAAACTACGGTGGTTACTCTTATACTACTCTAGAGGATGTTATAACTAATTTTATGATTGGTTACGTTGGAGGTGGAAAGTTAATTCCAAGTGCCAAGACTACTGATTTTATGTTTTTTGCTAAAAGAGGATTGCAAGAGTTTAGTTATGATACTTTAAGAAG